TCCGGTGTATCTGATGCTTTAATCTCGGCTCGGGCAACTTCAATGTGTTTACGTTCTGCGCTGTTAAAATTATATTTTTCATGGATTAAATTTACATGAGGATATTCACTTTGCATCCATTCAAATATATCTGATGCATATTCACCCACAAATGGATCTTTACTAGTATCAGTCCCTGTATGGCAAACTATTCTTTTATGTGGAAATAGTTTACAGACAAGCCATAGCATAAGTGCTGAATCTGTGCCACCTGATAATGCTACTAACCAGTTGTCATGAGTTTCAGCATCAAAGTCAAATAATTTAAGTTTTTTTCCATTCGCTTTCAGAAGCATGTTTTGGGTTCCACTTCGGTAATTTTAGATCAGCTACACACGTGCAAAATCCTTTTACACCACATATTTTAGGCTCATCATATAATTGCCAATCCTCGTCTAACTTTCCTAATATCTGTTGATGGCAACCACCAACACCTCTTTTAACAACATTTCCTTCAATGGCAATTGACAAATATCCAACTGAGCATATCCAGTCTTTTAAATCCCAAAGACCTAAATTTTTTATCTGTTCAAAATGATGGAAGTCTATTTCGTTGTCGTTTTTATCTTTTACAAATACAAATTTTCCTTTTGTTCTAGCAGAAACATGGGATTCATTCATATGATCTATCTGTTCTTCAGTATATACTGTTTCACCTGTATACTTTAAATATTCTCTATGTATTTTAGAATTTATTTTACGACTAACATAAAAATCTTTTTCATAAAATTGTTCCAATACTTTGAGTTGTTCATCAAATATATCTGGATCCATAACTTGATTTACGGATACCTTTACCCCAGCTTCTCTTAGGTAATTTAGCTTTTCTATAAATTTATCTACTTTGGTTGGGGTATTAACATATTCTTGATGTAAAGAGGCTGTAAATCCTATCCACCTATAACCTTGTGCTATCTTCACAAATTTTTTCCACCAAGACAAATTATGAGATAAATTTGTTGTTATATTAAACGTCATGGTTATGTCATTATGACTAAGTATTCTTTTTTGAAAATCTAAAAAGTTTGGATGAAAGGTTGCCTCACCTCCAGACCAACCCCAATTAATATGTTTTATTCCTTTGGCCTTAAAAAGTTTGACAACTCTATCTATTGTTTTAAATGCGATGTCTTTATCAACAAAATCTTTTACTTTTGTATGTGCTGAAGGCCAACAATAAGTGCACTCATAATTACAATATCTGTTTGGTTGCCAATAGACATTAGCGGTATCCATGTTTACAAAACTAGGAGCACACATAAATTTTAAATCATCGTTTTTCATCTACCTATAACCATAAACCTAGTCATACCGTTGCTTAAAGTTTTTGATCCCATATATTTTACATGAATCAATCCTGCTTGTTCTGCTAATTCTTCTGCACTAGAAACACAATTAATATGATCATCATATTGGTCATCATCAGTTGATTGTAATACAAATAAAGGAATATTTCTTACAGATTTAAAATGTCTTTCTTTAAATGCACTCATATTAAACATATGTTCACATGAAGTGTTAACAACAAGATCAATAGGATCTCTTTCTTTTTCGTCTGATCTCAAGTTTTGTAGAAAAAGATTTCTTTGGTGTGAGTGATATTTTCCTTCAGCTTTGTACCTATTATTGAATTTAAAACTGATCAGTTGAGCATCTTTATCTATTTCGTAATTACACACAAACTTACAGTCCAAATTATCTATAAGAATCGTGGACAAGAAATGACAATACCATCCGCCGATTACAGCTACATTTGACCACCCTTTTCCTATTTTTTCAAGTTCAGTGCCAAGATATAATTTACTTTCAAGTTGAGATGCAGTCATAGAATTTTTAATTCTTTCTCGAGCCCATGGTTTTTGCTTCATAGTTTCGGAAAAAGCCCTAGACCAGTTATTAGACATTGCAGGTGTAAATTTAATATAGTCCATTCAGCTCACTTATCTCATGCATATGTTCATCAATACCTTGAGCACTATTGTTAAACAAACAAATCATATGATCTTTTCTAAGAATCCTATTGTTCATATCATCCGGATGAACATTACCCTTATACCAAGAATATGTAATACCTTTTGGTAAAGGCTTAAAAAAACCATCATTTTCATTATGTATATCATACCAAAAGTGATTAAAATAATTATCAATTGTAGGATATGTAAAGAAAATGAAATCTGAATTATTATTTATTTGGTTATATATTGGGATAAGTTGGGATCTATTCCATCTAATGATAGAGGAATTAAGAGGAGTTGATTTTAATTTACCATAGTTCTTTTTACAATTTTCAATATTGTTCCACCATCCGCGGACAATCCATGGATTGGTCATATCAAGTTCAAAAAGAGGATCAATTGAATTATGGATTAATATGTCAAGATCAAGGAAAAGAAACTCATTTCCCTTTATCTGAGGAAACAAGTTCTCATTGAACATATAACATTTTCGGTATGCCCAAAAATGATTTTTGTTTGGAATAAAATGATCATCCCATTTTGTAGGTAATGGAATATCATATTCTTTTTGTGGATTGTCTGTTAAACAATAGAAGTTAAAATCGTATGAACAATTATTTTCAACTTGTTTTTTTAATTTATCAACATAGGCATCGTACTTATCACCCCACTTAACACATAATATATTTTTCATTAAAAATTCGAGTACGCCTCCATCACTTCTTTAATTGTAGTGGCTTTTCTAAGTTGACCTTTTAGTGCTCTATTCTCATTGTTACTCACCTTATCACGTTCAAATAATCTAAGTTTTACTTTAAACAATTGCTCATCATTAAATTCTTTATCAAGCCAATTAAAGATAAAATCTACAGTCTTGGCCTCGTCAGCAAGAATATCATCTACATTTATACCATCACCAGTTGCAATATTCACAACAACACTTTCAAACCTTTCACGATCCATACGAATTTTGGCCACGGTGTTTTCATATAGGTCATCTTCAGAAATATATTCTAAAAGTTCTTTATATCTTGGGCCATCCGTTGTAACAGTGAAAGGCCTTACGGTACCATCCGCATCACTCCACATTGATCGTATAATGGTTTTATCATTGTTAGTAAACCAGGCACTAACAAATTCATGTCCTTCTAACATTACGTTCTCTCCAATTTTAGTTCCCAGGACTCACCTGTATGAATTGTACCTGCAGGAAATTCTGCTGCTCTATAATCATTAGTATTTACAAATTGAGTTTTTCGAGCACTTGAAAAGGTGCCGGGATCAATTACTTGTTGTTCAATTACAGTACCTTGTGTTGTGCCAGAACCACTGCCGGTTACTTCTAAATTATATCTTAATCTATAACCTGGTCTATCATAAATGGCTTGCCTAATTAAACCAGTAAATAAAGTTGTAAACTCGGTATCTGTCATATGTCTAAGACCAGTTGGATTATTATGGCCATTTGATGTATAATCAATAATCAATGGTGATCTAAATCCAGTTCCAGCCGACCCTTGATTAACACCATCAACACTATATAATGAATATGTATCCTCAGTGTTATATTCATTTCTAACACCAACCCCAGTTAGTGATGAATTACCCAGACTACCAGATTTGGATGCATATGTGGAAAGATCGGCATATCTATCTACAAAAACTGTTCCTATTTTTGTTGATCCACTTATTGATGACCGAGTATCAATATAATATGATCCTCCAGAAATTGAACCATTATATGTTCCATCAGCCATTCTATTAACAACAGGATCTATAAAGGTATCCATTATATCTTGAAATGTCATTTCCGTGACACCAGAATTATCTACCCTAACTGGTTTATATCTCCAGTTGTAGTATGATGTATGCCCACCAGGATCCGTTACAGTTTGTGAAACTTTATCATATGAGGCCCAATTATCTCTAAATTGCGCATCTGTTGAGGCTGGATATTCAGCAGCACCATCATTTACTGCATCCTGGTCACCTGTTCCGGTAACAGTGGCACTACCTCTATAGTAGTCATCATACATTAATGGGGATATATTACCATTGGATCCTACAATGGAAAGAACCACTGATGGATTTTGTGAATAAAAATATGCTATTTGACCCAGCATATTATCATATTCTGCTGACGTACATTCTTTTATTCGGATATTATTATCGGATACAAGAGGTCTGTAGGCTGTCATAATATACCTTATGCAATAGTTGGGTCGTTATTGGTTGATAGGAAATATCCATCTAAAACAATGGTTGCTGAATCATTCTTAACAGTAAATCTTTTTACATTATCAAGTTCAATTCTATCACTATCCATAATTAGTTTTGTTACTGTTAACTCTTGTATTGTAGCACTATCAATATCTGCTCGTGTAATAACAGCCATATTGGCAGTAAGTCGGTCGATGGTGGCACTATCAATTGTGAGCGAATTAACTCCAAGATTTTGTACAGTGGCATTGGTAATTGTTAAAATGGCCCCAGAATCAACACCAATGCTATCAACAGTGATATTCTTAAATCTGGCACTATCAGCAAACATTGTTCCGGTAACATATAAATTGCCTATTGTTGCACTATCAATTGTTGCACTATCAGCAATAAGTTTACCTACACGGATTCTTTTAAATTCAGCAGAATCACCAATAAACCCTTTTACAAAAAGATTATTGGTACCAGAAAATAAAGCAACACCAATACTATCAAGTTTATCACTTGCAAAATTAATTGCGCTGACGATGTTTGAATCACTATAATTAATTGCAAAAGATGAATCTAAATCATCCAGATCACCAATGTAATCTGACATAAGATTTGTATTGGACATGAAGGTGCCAATGGCATCAACTAAATCTGTGGTTACTTTACGTGTCATATTTTCCTCTATGCATTGTCAGGCGATAGTTGATAGGCAGCGAAATATATTTGTCCAGAGTCGCCTTGATTGGCAGAGTCATAACCCATTGAATCGGTTAATAAGAAAGGCCTAGCATGATCTAGTTCTACTTTAGGACTATCACTATCAGTCAATATCAATGTATTTATATCGCCTGTTTGTAATGTAGCTGTGGTAATATTTACTCCAGAATCATGACCACTATCCGATATAAAATGATTAATTCGTATGGTATTTAATACCAAAGAACTATCAATCACACCTACCTGATAATTCCAGCTAAGGGTTTGGAATATAACTTTTGCTGGCGCGCCTGGAGATGTAAGATTTGTAATATGACCACTATCAAGAATTGTAAGTTTACCAAATGTAGCACTATCAGGATATTCTCGTAGCCTTAATATATTTAAATTTCTAAATTTTGCAGAGTCTGCAGTAAAATCAAAATCAGCAGTACCTGGACTATCTCCAAACCATGAAGGATCCAAATGGGCCAAAGTCATGGCTGAATCATAATTCCAAAGTTGATTTACATTAAGTTCATTAAATTGACCTGAATCTGCAAATATTTTCATGGTCACTTTTCGGGTGGATTGTTGAGTACCACTTAATAATGAACCATAAATATCATCCACTTCTCTGCCTATATAATCTACAGCAGTTACAAGACTTGAATCATTAATGCTTGGATAACCATCAATTGACCAGGTATCACCAGGATTAAAGGTTGTATCCAGATTATCTAGATCGCCCATATAATCTGATAAGGTATTAACCTTGTTATACCAGGAGTCAATTAAATCAGAATCAGTAACTAAGATTGTACGTGCCATTTACATTTTCTCTAAGATTTGTTTCATCATGTCTTTGAGTTCAGACACGTCGTTCCTTAACTCTTCAACTTCTTTTTCCTTTTGCTTCCGAGCTTCTTTTCGGGCCCTTGCAGCTTCTATTTCTTTAGAATTTGTATTCAATACAATACCGTTTTCATTTTTTACTAGACCAGGATGGCCTTCAATTGGTTTATAATTCATTATACGCTCAATGCAATTGCCCTTAAATCTTTGATTGTTGGAACCTTTGCGCTATTTTGTGATCTAAATACAATTTTAAGAATAAATTCAGTGAATGCAGGTAATGTACCACCTTGACCACCAATTGTATATTCATAATCTCTAAACACTTTTGGATCTTCATCATTTGGCATTGCTGCATCTGAATTGACCTTTATCCATCTAATTGTTGCCAATGATTCTGAACCAGTTCCAGTCTTATAATAGAGATCAAAGGCTGATGTTGCAGGCACATTTGCCGCAATAATTACTTTTAATCCAACAGCAGTTTCAGCCAAATAAACAGGTTTTGTAATATGTTTGGATGCAGATGAACCACCATACGGCACTGTTTCATCCACAAAATTAAGTGCACTGTTAAAGGTTGTTCCACCTAATGCTGAATCTTGATTATCAATTACATTATCAATAAGTGTTAGTGATGATCTTTGCAAATCAATCATAGGTGAAATAATTGGGTTATTTGATTGCATAGACATTTGTATATCAGCAGTTTTTGCACCAATGAATATTTCTGTATTGGCAATTGAATCTGCCGCAATTACATAATTATGTGGTGCATAGTTATTTTTATTTAACTGAATTGTATTATATGTGGTATCCAAGGTATATGGTGTTTCAGTACCAGCCATTGATTTACCTGTTGCACCCTTAAATCCGGCAGAAATGCTAGTTCCTGTAGGCTTTAAAGTTGCTATACTTGGATACATTATTGAATAAGGAATTTGATTTGTTACAATAATTTCATCACCACCACCTTTTTCATCAGAGTCAGCCGCTGTGGTTGAGAATATTTTTACACCACTATGATCAACTGCCTGAACCACATGATCACCATTTAATGTTAATCCCCCAACAGCAGTTGCCCCACTAATTGAAATTGTATCATTAACCTGTAAACCATGATTGTTTGTAAAGATTGTAACAGCACTGTCTCCGCCAAATGTCTGAATCGAATTATTATTTAATAATTTTCTAGGAACACTTGCGTTATATAATTTGGCTGTACCTGATGATGCAAATTCTGCTCTAAATATCTCAAATTTAAGATCTTGTTTTTGATCTGGTGTAAAGGTTGCGCCATTTTGTGAATAGAATAAACTTCCAATGTTTGGATTAATATTAACTCTGTCTGATGCAGAACCAACAACAGTACCATCCAATTCAGAAATCCAAATTTCATACTCTGGTGTTTCAGAATATACAACAAGTGCATAATCTGTTAAACCTGTAAGAAAAATAGGCTCATCAAATTCAAAGAATGTTACTGCACTTGCATCGGTTGATGTATTTACATTATTGTATGGAACATAAACAGTCGAACCAGGTACAATTTCAACATCAGACGGATGCCCATTACGCATAGGTCTTAAATGTAAAGAGATGGGTAATTGTAGATTTGCTGTAGGACTAAACGTACTTTTAAAATAGAGCCCAATTTTTGTAATATAAAATCCTGTTACCTCCTCAACAAAAAATGATTGGGCTATTGGATTTTTATTAACTCTGTATCCTAAACTATTTACAGACATTACACGATTTCTCCATTTTCTCTAATAAATTCTGTGTCACCACCTATAGTATCAAATACCTTCATCCAAAGGTTCTTTACTGGTGCAAATATGATACCGTGTTTATTTTTTCCATAATAGTACTTACCATAAGATACCAACGGGTCAGCAAATGTTTTTGTTACAATCCATTTGAATACCTTTGATTTTCTCATAAGTGGTACTAATACCTCTGCCAGTTTGTAGTAACCACGTCTATTACGATCAGTCATATATTCGTCACGATAACGTCTTACAACATCATCCATTGTGCCGTCGCCATAACGTGCTTCTAGCATTATGAAACAACAACCTCCTGATGATTTACCTGCATCAGCCCCCGCCTGCGCCTGATCATCCTCAGATGAAATAACTGATCTACTTGGACCAACAGGATTATGGAATGCCGTACCATTCCAGTTAGGATTGGAAAGATTATATGCAGTTTGGAATGTTTCTGTTGTTGATCTATTTTGTCTTGATGGTTGTGATAATCCTACAGATTTCCATTGATCAGCATTATACCAATTAGGTCCACTTGATGATGGTGATGGCCCACTTCCGTCACCTCCACCGGCTCCCTGAGCATAATGTGATTGTTTCCTTGTTACAGATCTTAATCCTTCAACCTCAAGAATTCTGGTTGAATTAATATCCTGATGAACAGTATCCAAATAACCTTGGGCAGTATACGTTGCATATGCCAGGGTGCCTGAAACGGTTTCATCACCTGTACTTACATCTGTAATCTTAATAGGAAGAACACCAGCTCTAAACCTATATGTTGAATTATTAGGCACTTGGAAGGAAATATCAACTGCGCCGGATGCATTTGTTGTAAGTGCACCAGAACCATCTTTATGTTGTTTTTTACCTCTTAGTGTATTACCAAAATCTTTTGTTTTCTTAGAATAGTGCTCAAATGGCTCTTCACGAACATAATCTGCCATAGGCTTATTGTCCATAAACAAAAATACATTTGAATTAGGTCTTAAACCCCTTGCCTTAATTGAAACAATGCGTGAACGTATGAAAGGTAGTAGCGATACATTAAGAACCCTTTCATCAATTACCTCTAGCAATGTTGATTCAGAAATAACTTTGTTTACAGTATTAGTGACTGATGAAGTAGTACTCTTACTAATTGTATTTGTTGCATCACCAACCTGTAGATCTTCAATTTCCTTACCACCCCAACCCCAGGTCCATTCATCCCAGAATAAAGCCCTTGTCGTATCCAACTGTGTGCCATTATCAAAAATATTCTTTGATTGTATGTTTTTATCTCTCCACTCATCTGATGCGGGTGATAATGTCATGTTACCAGTATACACAGATGTTGTGAATGGATTAATTACAGTTGATTTTGTGGCAAATGGTTGACTAATTGCACTGACCTCGGTAAAGTCAAGATAGATATTATCACCCTTTCTACGGATGTTTGTAGAATTATCCGAATCAAACAACAAACGAATATTATCATCTGTATATACAGGTCTCAATTTACCTTTTACAGGGTCAATTGATGCTCTATAATCATTTGCCGTGGTTGATGATAAAATATGTGTTGTAAAGTTATCAACAAAGAAACCAGATTTTGTTCTGGTCAATCCAGCAGAATCAAGAACTTCAAAATTGCTTGTCTGAAGTTCCAACATACTAAATGATGCAACCTCTTCCAATTTATCAACACGCTTATCCAAATATGCAATATCTTGCATTGTATATCTGCGATGATCAATCTTTTTAATTGTTACATCACTTGAATTAAGTGTATTTGCTCCCAATGAGAAGTTATATAATCCCATTGTATTTTGTGGTTTTGCAGGAACTTGTGGTGTGAATCCAGGCTCACCAATATTAATATTGATATTGGCATCTTTGTCAATTGTAAGTTTATATGCCTGACCAAGGTAGTATGTATTATCATTTAATACAAGATCGGTAGGTTGTGGCAGATAACTTATATCAGCCTCTGTAAAAGTTGACGATGTTGTTTTTACAGGTCTAAAATCAAGAACATCTCTAAGGTTTACAATGTTACCATTTGTAAGTGTATGTGATGGAATTTTATTATAATCCACCTGACCTGTGTATGAATTAACTGCAAAGAAATTACCTGAGGTATGATTAAAATGATCAAATTTTACATAAATGTTACCAGCAGGAGCTGTTTGGCCGTTTTCCAAAACTAATCGGCCAAATCCATAATAGGCATCTCTTTGGCCATCATCCAAAGAAAATTTATGTTGAACATCGGTACCATCAGAATCTATCAATGTAATCCTTTTCACATCATAAATATCCGGTTGACCTAGATCAATAAATTTTTCCAAAGTTACTGGATCTGTTTGTACCGCAGCTGTAACCGTAACATTTTGTTGTAATGTTTTTGATCTAATTGTTGGTGATGAAAGTGATGCATATGCATAAATTGTAATTGGTGCACTGGTCGGTAAACCACCAATGGTTGTTGTATTTGAGCCAGTTGTTAAACCGGTAAGACCACTATGACTTATTAAACCACCATTTGCGGCATCTGTTAAAATTAACCAATCATTGGCATTATCCAAAACATAACCAGTAGGAATAGTAAGTGTAAAGTCACCACCACCAGTTGATGTACCCTTACGCATAATCTGAACTTCAACTGACTGTGGGTCAATGGTTTGAGGTCTTGTGTAAGGTAATTGATATAAAAGAGAATTATTTCTTGTATCTTCTAAAATTGTATTAAAACCAATTTGTATAGGATTAAACCAATTATTAGAATCAGTACCAATAGATTTTGCATCACGGAATGATTGGCCTGCATTCATATTGATATCAAACATATGGTACCTAAGATTTGCACCATTTTCATGCACGGCCCTTACACGAGCCTCACCAATTTTAGCCGATGCACCACCATTAAAATCCTTTACATTCATAAGATCAAGAGATTCAAATGTACTAATATTTGGACCACCTACTGCAGAATCAGCCAATACATCAACATAATTGCCATAATTTACTGCTGTAAATTCACCAGTATTTTCAGTTGTGGTGGTTGGTTTTTTAATTCTAAAATCTGATGGAAGAAATCTTGCCGAACGATACCCATCAACAACAACAATACCATCACTTACTTTTAAAAGAACATGCGTATCTTGTGAATCAGACTCAATTGCAATTCTATATGGTTTTATTTCATAATCGCCAGAATTTTCTTTAATTCGAGTTGCAATCACATCACGTGGAATATTATATTGTTGTGAGGAACCTGATTCCACAGCCGCAAAAATTGCACCATTCTTTACTGTAGCTACATGAATAAAGTTTTCAGATGCCGATAAAGATGCTCTATCTGTAAGATAAAGTTGTATTCTATATCTATGAGCGCCAGGGGCGGTTAGATTTGGATTTGATGTTGAATTATCGTAAAGAGTTACATCATCATTTTCACTTATAACATCCTGTACAATTTTGAATCCAATATCGCCATTAGGCGCGTCACTATATTTTGAGATAATGTATGCTTGTGACTCTGTATATACAAAGAATCCTTGTGTAAAGTAAACACTTTCTCCAACAGTAACACGTGAACCACGTCCAACTGCAGGATTAATTGCAGAGTTGGTAATTTGTACAATACGACCTGAGGCTAAACTCTCACCAGGAGTAAAGCGCGGAGTTGTTGTACCTCCATTTACAGAGGATGTGTTAACGTAGCGCACATAATATGTGACAGGATCACCACTTGCAGCGACAGCAATTTCTAAAATCTCAGCCTTGATACCAGATGTTGCCCCGGTAATTATATCACCAACATTTGCAGCAGTTGATGTTGATGTTGGATCAAGTTTTACAAATTCGTATGCTGTATCAAGAGAAAAACCACCAGCCTTTACAACTGCGCCTTCCTTGAATATATTATTACCAAATCTTTCAATTTGTTTATTGATGATTGTTTGCATCTGTGTAAGTTCACGAGATTGCAATACCTTACCACCGTTATATAATATACGATAAAATCCAGCACTATCACTGAAATCATCTTTATATTCTGTAGCAAATAGGGTATCGGTAAATGTAGTTGCCATTTTCTAACCTTTAGAATTGTAGAATAATTTTGATATCTTCGGCCTGAGTCAAGGATCTTGATACCGGAGCTCTATTATCTATATAAAGAATATCACCGGTAAGAGTATCAACATTTGGATAAACCAGTGCCGAATCAATTACACCATTACCTGTGCCGTTTTGTTCATCTATGATTTCTCCATCCAAAAAGGATAAGAATCCAGTAGCATCTGTTTGGTGATAATAAAGTTCATTTGAATCTGTATCATCAACATATGCAATTGCGCCAGAGGACTGACCTTCAATAAGTTTATCTTTTGTAAATGATGTAACAATACTTGAAAGTTTCATCTTGGTAAGAAGATTTGACGTTGTACCAGTAAATCTTGCACCTGCTCTATTTAATGGGTTTTTATAAAGACCAACCTGTCTAAAATCTTGTTGCACAATAAAATCACTATCATCACCTTCTAACATTGTATGGAACATAATTGATGAGGTTTTAAGGTCGGTTCTTGCATCTGCACCAACACCTGAATCACTAAATGCCAAGACTGCACGCGCAGTGGCTCCGGCTCCGCCACCACCATTAAACGAAACATTTGCGGTTGTATATCCACTACCGTGTGCAATTGTATTTAATGAAGCGCCATCCATACGAACACGCGCAACTTGGCCAGTAGCAGAATCAATTACTGCCGTTGCTGCAGCACCAGAACCTGTAGGGCTTGTAATTGCAACTGAAGGAGCAGATGTATATCCTGTACCACCAGCGGTAATAACAATTGAAAGAATTTCGCCAGGCGTTGCACTATCCTGGATTTCTTTTTGTTTTAATTCGATACCGGTTGAATTTGAATCCACAGAACCTTGTTTTTGCACAGGCATAAAGTTTGATGATTGGAATTGATCCTGCCTTTGTGCACTGATTGTGTATAAAAATTTCCATACATAACCATCAGCAAGTCTAAATGAATCATTATTTGATGATGTTGGTTCAATTGTTGATGGTTGAGCAACACCAAATCTATCACGGCCGGTTTCCAGACATGCATAAACTTGATTATTATCTGTTTTTACATAATAAGGCTGTGTTGGATAACCTTGAACCGTATCATCATATTGTGAATAAATTGCACCTTGCGACCAGTTATTACGAGGAACAACAAGCGATGTACCTAAAACTCTTTTCATTGCCTGTAACCCACTTCTGAAATCACCTATTTCATCCGGGTTGTTTACAGGTGTTGGTACTGTTTCAAATGAATCCCACTGTTCCGATCTTCCTATCGCAACATAATAATCAGCCGTATTGTTCTGAAACTGTTCAAAAAAGTCTCTAGCAATCTGTCGTCTGAGGGTATCTGTAATAACTGCTGGCATTTTCTATATCCTATTAAGTACTAATTTGTGTGCCTAGTGTAATTCTTTTGTAGAATCCGGCATCACTGTCATAAACTGCAAGACAAGGGTTACCTGATGCACCGTTGGTAACAAATATAAATTTACCATGTTGGCCGGCCGGCACAGAGGAAACTGTATAATTATTTAGATCTAATTCAGTGGCCCTGGCTTTTACATAACCGGAATCAACTGTGGTTGAAATATCATCTGCTTCAATTGCATTTTTATTAAGTGAGAACCAACCATCACTATCATATAGATTAAAATTATTTGAATCGGTATTATAGGCAATTGAACCAACTCTAAATTCACTACGTGCTGCAACTGTGGATCTTTGAGCTGTGGTAATATCTGGAACAGAAATTGCACCACCAGCACCAAATGGATCATTAAAGTTTGAAAGCCCTTGATTGGTTACCAATTCTGCTGATACAATACCATCTACAGTTGCAAATTGAACTGTATTACCCTCAATCTTCATTGAGTTTTGTTGGGTTCCATATCCACCAGCACGTGTACCAGTTGCAATATTTGCATAGGTGTTCACAAAGAATCCGTTACCGGAATCAACTGACATATTATTTGCACCAGTGGCAAGCTCTTGTGAGAATACAAATGATGATCCGTTATTACTTATTGTTTGACCACCGAGATGAATTGTTTTACCACTTAACCATAGGTCTTTCCACTGATAATTGGAATCACCAAGGTCATATGTGCTATCAGCGGCAGGTACGATATTACCTGCATGTGCAGTTAAATCTGGAGCATTAACTCTAAAATTAATATATCCAGAATCAATAAGTTGTAATACCTCTGCAGAATCAACTGAATTTTCTTGAATTAATATAAGTGTACCACTAGAATCAAATGCTGTTCCGGTCAGTAATGAAATATAAGAAGAATCAATTTCTTGTTTAATATCTGTTATCAAAGCAACAGTACCAGAATCATCTGGTAGTTTAATTGTTCTATCGGCTGTTGGATTAACTACTCCAAAAAATGTTTGGAATGCATCATCAGGGCTGTCACCCTCAAATAGAATGCCTCGGTCAATGAAACCAATTCCATCAACACCACCACCAGAGCCACCTACCTGAACCTGTAGAGAGGCTACGTCCGAGTAGAGTTCCTGGAAATTGTTATTAATTTTGGTACCACCGGAACGAAGATCATCTCCGGTTCCATCATTACCAGCGGTTCCAATATCTATAATTTCTCTTGCCATTTTTTAACCTATAAAACCATTTAGTCTATTTATAATGAAAATATTATTTTCTAAAGTAGACACGTGAACTAAAGTTATCTAGTGTAGATGAGAACCTAATTGCTGATGCATTGGATGAATCTGCAGCATCATCAAATGACTGATAGAATCCAGCCCATTCGTACATATTATTATAATATTGACTGACCTGTGCAATTGTAAGATTCTGATAATCCTGTATATTTCTGTAAAGGCTATAACGATCCCTGGTTCTAAATAGTGCATTATTACCACCAGGCTTGGACATATACCCAGGTGTGACATATCCACCCGCAACATATGGAATTGCATTTGGATTAATTTGATCACTATCCAGACCATCAAATAGAGGTGCATTTATTGCAGGGGCAATACCAACAGCACCCACGGCCTCACCCTCGGCCTGCGGTGAATATGTTGCCGTTCCATATACATTAATAATGCCTGCACGTGCATCTGCAACTGATTGAGCTGTGCCAATTTCTACATTAAATTTGCCTTCAATAACAACTGCAGCTGCAAGATAAAACCCGGATGGGTGAACAAAATTTCTATAAAGGGTTTCCCAATCACTTAAAGGTATAGCAACTTTAAGTAAGGTTGAAAATACCTGATAAAGTTTACCATTTTGCAATTTATATGCATATTGTGGTCCTATTGGTGATTTACCAATAGTAAATAACTGGTCCTTTGGATAAATTATTTCAACATCTTCACTAAAGAAGGCTCTAAAAAATCCTTCAACTGAATATTCGGAACCTTTTACTCTAAAGAAATTACCAAAATTTCTTATGGCTTCTCTTGGAAATGTAAACCTACCACCAGAAACACCCAAACCTATACCATAAAACATATTGTCTAGATATTCAAGTTTGGTATCCTCAATATCTCTAATTGTTTGAAGCTCTTCAATGACACCACCAAAATTATCTGCAGAATCTAGATGTTCATAATATGCTTCTAAAAATTCTATCAGTGATGGATAATCACTGGAAAAATGTTCCGGTAAAACTTCCTTGACCAAACTTTTTCTAAGATTGGTGTCAAATCTGTTAAACGTTCTTAAGGTTTGTGCAAAGCCTGTATGAGCCATTATGTTACCTGAAGTGAAGTGGTCTGTCTATCAATTCTTGCAGTTGAAGTTGTTTCTGTTCTATCAAGTCTTAATATATAATTCCGAAGTGGCCTTACTACACTTTGATTTTCCGGTGTGACTGATATTTTTAAGAATTGAAATGCCCCTATGAATGCATCAATTTTAAGACCAATTATATTTATGCTACCATCTGATGGGTTATATTGTCCAATGTTATCCAAAAGTTCATTGCCATCAGTATCAACAATATGTAACCTAGTTGAATTTAAAACATTTTGTATTTTTGCAACAACACCATTGTATGTAAATGCACTTGATTTTACTATCAAATTGACATCATCAGGCGCGGCCAATCTTGTAGGGTAGTATATATTAAATGTTTCTAATGTACCAGGACTTGGTGTAATTCTCATCTGAGTTTTTATTTCCATTTTACTTGAAAGAATTGCCTGGTCAAGAGCATCAATTTCTGTTAAAAGATTACTTCTTCTAAATACGGCATTAAATGTTGCCAGGTTATCTGAAAAATAATTTTGAACAAATGTGTTTATGGTATTCTCTGTTGTGGTTGCCGTAAACCCTGAAAGTGCAGGATCAAAATCAAATTCGGTTGTAACCTCTAAATAAACATCAGTGGGGTCAGTAAATTTGGTATTAATTGAAACCACACCAAGTCTGTCACCAAAATTATTTACAATGCTGTTTTTTACATTTTCTTTAATTGTTGTTGATGTACCTGGAGCAAAATTTAAACTTACATATACTGAACCATAGTCGATTGGAACATTTTGATCTCCAGACCATACATTTGCATCAGTAACATCTGTATAGTTGGAAAGAATTGTACCTTTGTAATCCAAGGATGTAACCAGTCTTTTCTGAGATGCATATGCAATTGGAGCAAGATATCTTACACTCTCAATGGATTGTTTGTTTGCACCAGCAGTTGATTCTGCACTTGTTACAATGTTCACTCCATATGAAACACCATCCACGTTTAATGAAGAATTTGATGTGAAAACATCTGCAGTATTTGCTGTTGGTCCTGCTGAGGATAGGTATGTTACAACCACTTTATTACCGGCATCTGGTTTGGTACCAAATGATAAACCATCACCAAAGTTTAATTCATAAAATCCATTTGGAGCTTCACGTATTGTAAACACTGTTGAGGTTTCATCAATTGTTACAGCTCTGGCTAAAGGAATGTATGTTATATAATTAGATGAACTTGCAGTATCAAAGACTTGTACTGAAGCAGTGGCAGTATCAATTGTTTCATCAGGTATAACAAAGATTTGTCTTTCATCAACCTCACCTGATAAAAATGTTTTTGTTTTTTCAATACCTTCATAGATAGGAATATCTATGGAACCATCTGCAGTTGAAAATTGATAGAACCCTGAGCCATTATCTTTTGCAAAATAATTTTCTAGTGTTCTAAATGTATAGTTTACACCATTAACTGCTGATGTAAATGTCCAACCCTTAGGTAATTGTAATTGTGCAGGCCGAGATGGAACACCAGCAAGACTTGTGTTTATATTAATTATTGCATAAGATGTTGTTCTTGATCTTACTTCATACCCTAATGTTTCAGCATGTGAAACAACAGATGATCTAAGTTGTGCTGTATTTAAAAAAGCTTCATTTAATGCAAAGTTTGCAGTTAAACCATTCACATGACTATTATAAGCAAGGACATCAAGGATATTATTTAATCCATCAGCTTCAAAATCATAGGTATTAAATTGTGATTTTGACTTAAAATAATTTTTAAGCCCAGTTTTAATATTCTGAAAATCAAGGTCAGTTGATTTAATTGTGGTAGCCATTTATCTGAGCCTCGCTATTGTTAAATCTAATGATACTATCTCAGTAGTATTTACAACTTGAAAAGTAATTTGCACATCCAATGCATTATAATTAGAGTCAGGTTTTATTGCCAATGACAGTACTCTGGCTCTAGGTTCATAATTTGTAATCGCATCTTTTATTAGACCTGAGATATATTCTGGATCATATTCGGTATCAAGAGCAAACAAAGCACTATTAAGGTTTGCTCCAAAATTTGGTTGAAAAGGTTTTTCGTGACGACTAGTCATAAGAAGATTTTTTACAGCTTGTTTTACAGCTGCAGCATCTGTTTTCTTAAATATCTCACCGGATGGTCTAGGTTTAAAAGCTAAATCCACATCTACGTGTGATACCGATCTGGATGACACGATGGACGAACTTAGATTACCATCCTCAATTGAAAAAGCCTTGGCCATAAAATCCTCTAACGTTATTAGATGTATTTATAATACTATTTTAATATTTCTACCAGTTCTCCGTTGGTTTGGGTATAATTATTAAACTGTGTTTCAACTTTATTATCATATACAACAGTCCATTGTGGTGTAACCTCCGGCATTGTAATAATGATCTGAGCATGCAAATCACCACTTGGTCCGTACGTATCATATGACAAAATCATTTTCCCAAAATCTGTGTAATCCATAATCCATTCAGCAAGGTCATACGTTTTTTGTAATGGAAGCAAACCATTATTATCTCTCAATTCATAAACAACAGCTTGACCTCTGGTCATAAGATAATTAACACTACCTGGTTCTAAGGTTTCCCCATCCTCGGCCTTATAAAACCCTTCAGCAACAATTAACCTATATTTGTTTCTGACATCCAAATATGATTGGACCTCGTTCATAAACCTTCCTTGCAGATAAAGATTCTTTGCAATTCTAACCCTATCAATATCATCAGTAATATGATTTAATGTAAGTGGTTCACCATAACCACCTAGGAACTTTGCAAGTTTTATACCTCTACCTAATGCAGTCCTCGCTGTTATTTCTCCATCTCTGGCCAGTTGCAATTCAGGATTATACAATTGTTCCGGCGTAAGTGTAACTGTCTTTTTTAAATTTGATGAGAATAAAACTTTTGAAGTTTCATGCTCACCAGGAAAGGCTATACCGGCACCTCTCTTTGGAGTACCACTGGTATTTGCAATTCTACCAATTGTTTTATCTGTGGGTGTTTGGTCCACAAAGGTAGGAGAAAGAACATTCTCTGCAATACAACGGGCAACAAAGGCATCATTCCTAATTGTATTTGGATCACGAAGTTTTGATCTTACATTCTCTGTTGTAAGTCGGACCTTTGATATTCCACCATAATCTGCAGATTTATCAATTTCATTTTTAATGATACTACCAATATCAACATCAACAACCCTTACACCATATTCCGATTTAGTAAGGTAGTCATTAATCCAGGATTGATCAATATCAGCTGGTGCCGGGAATTCAGCACGAATTGTAGTATCCGTTGCTGTATTTGTATTTGTGAAACCAGCCGGTGATCCTAGACTTGGACCAAAGTTTGCAGTATCCGAGTGAATTGCCTCATCTGCTCGACCAGTTAAATCGCCAGTAAATGTTGGAGCAGTAACACCTGCAGTAAATGTTGCAGATGTTCCATAATAGTTTTTACCATAGTGAATTACATTTTCACCACCAATCATACCAGTATTTGATTGTAATACATTATCTTGAGAAGTGATGTTGATGCTATTTGTTGCACTTAATGTAAGATCATCCTCTGCTGTAAACATTGTATCATTACCAGCAAATTGCCTGTTGTTATGACCAATACGTAATGTATAGTCATTATCTACAATAATATTATGATCACTAAGGATAGTGTCAGTGTTCGTGCCCACCACGAACTTTGATTTGTCTCCAGTGATAGAAGTTTCATGGTTCTCCCTTACCTTTTGTTGGTAACTACCGCGTACATCCTCACGTTTGTCTCCATGAACTTTTAAATTATAATTTCCACCAACCTCTACATCCATATCACCCGAGACATGAAGCCGTAGATTACCTTGGTAGAATATGTCACCATCACCTCTCACTAAGACCCTATGGTCATTTCCGGTAATTTGAATTGTATTATATTTTGACGATATAATTACTGTGCCATCTGGTCGCATGTCAATTCCAGCACCAGTACGATGCTTAAATAACATACGTTCACGGCCTGGTGTGTCATCAATTTCTGTGACATGACCAGTAGCTGTTTCCCTTACTTGATTCAAAGGATACTTTGATGGTGGTAAATCCTCAATGTCCAAATTTAATTGTACATCACCACCACCAACATAAACCTCATTGGTTTTTAAACCTCTTGCAGCAAGGTTTGTTGAGGCAATATTATAATATTCCTTTTTAGGATATGTTTGGGTAGGGTCGGCAAAGGCTTCCTCAACCTTTTGGGGGAGTTCTACCTCATTAGTATCTTCAGACATTATTTAAACACTCCTTTTATACTGTCAAAAACTTTACCAAGTTTTAATTCACCCTGTTTTAAATCTTGTGCTGCATCCAATACACCTTTTGCAACTCCATCCAAACCATTTACCTTACCAAGTAAATTACCC